CAAAGTAATAGAACCCAAACCCCGGGATGTATCCATAATGCACAAAGTGTTGACGACGTTTTTTAATGGGGTCATCTTCGATCCAGTTACGTCGTATCGCTAGGATAGTTGTTGTGCCCTTGTCAATCGTAACAATGTAAGGCAACGCTATACCGGTGGGTTCACCATGCTTATCACAGTCTTCGTACCCCGGCAAGTCAATATCAACGTGCATTTCAAGCAGTTGGTATCTATCGTCGGCTGTAGCTTGAAACCCTTGGTCAAGTGCTTTTTGTTTCTCAACTTCATCCATAATGATCTGGGGCTCTCCCAAATCCACGTCACGATAAAACCCTGCGACTTGCAACCTGCGCAGTTCGTTCTCGGTCTTACGCATCTTATGTGTAATGCGTTCAGCACTTTCTAAATTAGCCGCACCGTAGGGTACAATCAAATCTTCAGAGGACACAAACATTGCCACTTGACGCGCAAGGGCAGGGTCATAATAAATTTTCTTAAACGAGTTACCCGAGAGTGCCAGAGCTATCAACAACCGTTCATGTTCAGGTCTGTACTCCGTCATCACATCCGTTAGCTCATGGTTCATATCATCTTGCACGCGGATAGAGGCTTCCTTAGCTTCGGGTGTTTCTTTACCCACGATAAGAGTCTTCACAGGCCCCATTGCAGGGAACGTCTCCATGATTGTCTCGGACTCAAACTTAACCGCTGCCTCCATCAACATCGGATGGAACACACCACATGCACCTGACCACGGTTCTGTGCGCTCTTCAATCTTAAGCCCCAAGAGTTTTAAACCCTTGACATATGTGTCCAACCAATCTTTACGTGAAGTTACATCCGCATCGTACTCACCCAACAAATCGCTTGCCAACATGCCCAACTCACGGTCATCCATCTCTTCCGCAATGTTTTCGTCAAAAGTTCCTTCACCTTTCTCGTCTTTAGGGTTAAGCTCAATCTCCACCCCCCCTGCCTTAATAGTAACCGCTTCAGGGTCTTCAATTTCAATTTGCAGTTCGGGCTCATGTTCTGCTAGTGCCTCTAGTCCTTGAGGAGCCGCGTACAAACTCTTGTCCATATTTGTAGCCATGTTCTATCCTTAATAGTAACCTTCGCTCTTACGTTTAAAGTATCGCTGGGGTTCCGGTTCATCTAGTTCTGTTCTAATAAACCCCCCACTACGAAACCGCATTAATGCTAATGTCAGCGCATCTACATAGTCGTCATGCTCACCGGCAGGGAACGCCGCTACTTCATCAATAACTTCCTCTGCCCAGCTAGTCTGTGGGGCCCATACCATCCCTGACGAAAACAAATCAGACACAGAGTTAACTCTTGATATTTTGTCTTGTCCTCGACTCGGTGTGTACTCTTGCACGGGTATTCCCGAAGCCCTAAATTCGTAGATAAGTGGTGCACCACTTGCTTTTTTCTCTACTATAAAGCTGTCGGGGTTCCATTTCTTCCAGTGGTCGAACGCAACTTTCTTAAGTTCTGGAAATTCCATCCGTTCTCGAAATGCATTTAGTAGTATGACATTAGCAACAGTTTTTCCGCTCTTATGCTGATCGTTATAGAAGATGCCCCACGTCGTACATGCACTGTAATCGGCTCTATTATTCTTTTCAAACGCCGTATCCCATGCTTGAATAATATAATCGCAAGGTGGTGGCTTATCGTCTTGCCACATGTTCCACCATTCAGGCTTTATTAGTGCTCCTTGCCTTGATGTGGGCGATTGTTGGTACTGCGCATTCCATTTATGAGCAGGTAACTCCTCCCGCAAGGCTTCCATTGACTCCAACGACCAAAACTCAGGCCATAACGGTTTGCCGGAGTCCAAAATAGCGGGAAATTCAATCACTTCCCAGTCATCCCCACCCCGTTGAGCCGCAGATTTGAGTACTTGCCCCGTTAAATCCCGTTGACTCCATCGAGTCATCACTATAATAATAGCACCACCCGGTTGCAGACGTTGCCGAGGCCCCGATGTATACCATTCATACACTTTGTCGTAGATATCAGGGCTTGTTTCAGCTAAAGCTGCCTCTTGTTCCGAGTGTGGGTCGTCAATTATCAATACATCTGCGCCTTTACCCGTTACCGCGCCACCAACACCGATAGCAAAGTAGTCACCACCCTTGTTTGTGTTCCATCTTCCCGCCGCTTTTGAGTCTACTTGCAACGAAACGTTAGGAAAAATCTCTGAAAACACCTCTGAACTGACTAAATTTCGCACTTTACGACCAAAACCCGTGGCTAATTCGGCTGTATGAGACGTTTGAATGATTTTTTTCTCTGGGTATTTGCCCAAAAACCACGCTGGAAGCAGCCAAGAAGCAAACTCAGATTTAGTGTGGCGGGGTGGCATGTTAATTATAAGCCGTTTAAGTTCCCCTTTAGCCACTCTTTCAAATGCACTAGCCATTCTTGCATGATGCCGACCCGCAATAAATATAGGCCAAGCCTTTTTAACAAACGGTAAGAAGTTATCTCGACACGCTTCTAACTCTTTCATTTTCTCAAACGCATCTAACTGACGCAGTAGAACCCTCTGGTCAGCCTCCGACAATCTATGGATGTTATTGTATAGCGATTGAAGTTCCTGAATAGAACCGTTCACGGATGTTGCTCGTTTAGTTTGCCCTTCATATCTTGAAACTCTATGTCTTGCGTGCCCAACGCCTCATCTAAATCTTCCGGCATTGAAGGCACATCAATAATATTCGGGTTAAGCAAGCGTTTGATCCTATCTTTAATAGCAATGGCTAAATCATCTGAAGTCTTATGTGTAATCGTAATTTCGGAACGTTCTGTAAACAACCCTACGTCAGAAGACTTGCCTAACAGCTCTAAGGCTTTTAACTCAAGTTTAGTATCGCCACATTTTGATACTTCTATTAGGCGGTGCGTTACATAATGCCGGAGTTGCAGGGAGTCACGAACAATATCTTTATCGTATTCCGTTAATAACGCAGACAGTTTTGCTGCAACCCCTGTGTTGTTTAACTTTGCAAAATCTTCAGTAGCCCCAGTCCCAGAAATTAAATTGTGGGCTACAGCACTGTCTTCTTCGCTAATATTAATAGGCATACCTAACTCTGCCAACATCGCAGCGGTATTAGCGGCTATTCTTATATGGTCTTCTGCTGTTGTAGCAATAGATACATTCTTATCCTCATTAGCAGAAAAGGGTATCGCCACATTTGCAGTGGGCTGTATTTGTACAGTGTTCATATAAGGAAACGTACTCCGGGTTATTTTGCGTTCCTACAACAAATATATCACATTTTATATATGGAGGTAAAGTTACTTAAGGGGGGCCTTTTATATATTGACGGGGGGGTGGGGGGTGCAAAACTGAAAAAAAGAAATTGACTGAGCGGAACACAGTGTAAGAGGACGGTGCAGGAGTCCCATAAAGGTTTTGGGGGGTGGGGTGGGGGTAGGGGTTTGACTTTGGGTTTTGCCCTTGGCCATTGGTCAACGCCTAGTGCACCAATCATGGGGTATTTGGCCATTATACCGTGTTATGGTATGATGGTTGCAAGTCGAAAACACCTCGACGAGAGAAGTCCTCTAAACGAAACAAAGGAAATTATATGGATACGATCAACACTGTGGAAACTAAGGATACGATTAACACGGAAACTAAGGATACGATTAACACGGAAACTAAGGATACGACTAGCACTGTGGTGGTTTTAAACTTAGAGTATTCCGCTCTACCTGAAGGTGCAAGAAAATTGTTAAACAGCGCGGCTAAAGCGCAAGATCAAGCTGACGGATTGTGGGTGCTTTGTGCACAATTTTTACATGACGGGGGAGTATGGGTGTCTCAATTGACACCTGCAACAAAGGACAAGCCGAACGACGCGTATTGCGTCGATACCCACCAAGAGGTGGGGCTGTATGTAGCCGAAGCCATGAGTTTGGGATACTTATTGGTTAACGCTGAAGGGAAAGCCTTATCAAAGGCTGATTGGAAAGGCAAAGCGTTAGAGACCGCATCATACGATGTGGCAATGAGAAAATGGAATAGAAACTTGAAAACCCTCAAAGGGCATATGGAAAAAATTGAAGCTGAATTGGTAGAGACCGATTCCACTCGATTGTTGTTAACTGCATTAGAATTAATTGATCGTGAGATCACAGCCTTGAGAAGCACCATATTGGGGCTGAACGTGAAGAGATGCGACATCAATGTTGCCGATGCATCGGTGTTTCTTGCCGAAGCCCTTGCAAAGTGCAAGGGATTAAAAAATGGAATGGCAAAAGTAGTGGAATTTGCTAAGTAAGTAACCAAGGGGGGGATTTTCACCCCTTCAACAAAAAGGATTTAAAATGAAATCAATCCATGTAATCTGGTGCAGTGAACGATGGAATAGCGTCACGGAAGAAAACGAGCCAGCCCATGCGGAAGTGTGGGAGTATGAAACCCAGAAAGTTGGGTATAAGGTAGCTTACCTTCCGTCATGGACGGAAGAGGATTGCGCGGCTTGGCAAGCTTGGCTTTATAAATAAATTTAGGGGGAAAACTTCCCCCGTTAATAAAAGGGATTTAAAATGAAAAACAATAACGATTTTGGTGATTTTCTGGTGGTATGCACTTGCGTCATTCTTGCAATAATTCTTATTTGCACAGGTATTTAACTTCGCCCTGCCTTGTGCAGGGTTTTTTTTGCCCTGCCTTGTGCAGGGTTTTTTTTGCCCTGCTTTTTTTGTTTTAATTGGTGAACGGCACGTTTACCAATTATTCTATTATTCTATTATTCTTTTTTTACAATGTATAAGTTTATTGATACCAGTTTTCAGAGACGGGACAGTTTAATTTGCAAAAACTTAGACAGCACTCAAAAAATAAAAACTTTCCATGCTATGTTGAGAAATGAGTGAGACCAGTTTTCAGAGACGGGACAGCTTTACTGTGTTCTACTATACCTTTATACCTTTATTCTAAATATTTCTGTTTAAGTTTTATTGGTAAACGTGCTGTTTAGCAGTTGTATTATTCTATATTATTCTAAGACTATACCGTGCTACTTATTGTAAGTCCTTGATTATTAACCTCTCTTCTATTATACCTTTATTCCTGAGAAATGATGCGCTCAATGAGATTTTTCTTATTTTTTAAGGTCCTCGGAATATGTCCCTTAAAGCAACTCTGTATGCTCATCTTTTTCTAGTTTATAGCCCAAAACCCGTTATACCCCATGGAATAGAGGTATAAAGGTATAATATACTATAATATAATACAATATAATAAAAAAAAGACTTAAAAAACAAAGACCTGCATTTCTCACTTGCCTTAGTCAATCTATACTGTGCTACATAGAATAATATAGAATAATCTAGAATAATATCCTTGACCAAAAAACCTTTACACCGTAAAATTAGAATAAAGGTATAAAGGTATAATACAAATGACGATACTACAGGAACAAACAACACTGCTGTTGGGTAGACCTTTAAATACGCCTTAAAAGGGAGTTAGTTGGTCAAGACCTTATAATGTGTTACAATATATACAGTGGTAAACATTTTAAAGGAGACGGAAATGGACGACATGGAGATGGAACATTTAGCACGTTACTGCTGTTGGTGCGGAGATGATGTAGACCCGCAACGTTGGGCAATCGGGTATAGATACTGCCTGACATGTGGTGAAGATGTAGCGGTAAAAACCCGTGCAAATTGGTGTGTAGCACCGATGCACAAGTCAAACTACGTATTAGTAACAAACAAGGACGATCTGCACGGACTGAATAACAAAGGAGGGTTAGTGAGATGAGAAAGTTAGCCCCTGTTACTACAATCAAAGCATTAATGACCAAAGAAGAAGTAACTGCAT